AGGCGCAGGAGCTGGCCGCAGAGCATGACTTGCAAAACGCGCTCGGTGCGCTGTTTCGCTGGAAGCCTGAGATTGATATGGCCGCATGGCGCAAAGCGCCTGCCGATGTAACCGCTATTTTCTCTGGGGCCGTGACCGTCAAGCCTGGCCGACCCTCTTTCACCATTGCAACCAAGGAGCAATAAAAATGGCTTTCCTTTCACAATCTTTCGCGGTGGACGAACTGCCGCAAGGCTCTGGCGGTAACTTCGAGCCGTTGCCTGCCGGGTGGTATCAGGCCACGATCACATCGGCTGAACCGAAAAAGACCAAGGCCGGAACCGGCGAATACATCGCAATTCGCTATGACATCCTGGGGCCAACGCATCAAGGCCGGGTTGTTTTTGGCAATCTGAACATCGCCAATCCCAACCAAAAAGCCGAGGAAATCGGACGCCAGCAATTGCGTGAGTTGATGGTTGCCATCGGCTTGAATAGCGTTTCAGACACCGATCAACTCATCGGCGGTAGCCTGAGCATCAAGCTTGACGTAAAGAGCGACGAGCAGTATGGAGACAAGAACGAAGTTCGCGGGTTCAAGTCTGCCGGCGGTGGATCTGCTGCGCCGAAGGCTGCTGCTTCTGTGCCCTCGTTCGCCGCGCCTGCTGCTGCACCGGCTGCCACCGCCACTGCCAAGGCTGCACCGCCCTGGCTGAAGAAGTAAACCAAAGCCCGGAACCTATCCGGGCTATCTATTTGAGGTGAGCAATTGAGCACACTCCCCGACCCTCAGCATTCAATCACCGCCTTGATTGATGCTGCCCACGAAGCGAAAGCGGAGGCCCCTCGGGGCCATTTGGGGGCTTCTCTGCTTGGCCACCATTGCGACCGCTGGCTCTGGCTTAACTTTCGATGGGCCGTGATTGAGAAGTTTCCTGGCCGAATCCTGCGCGTGTTTCGCCGTGGTCATAACGAAGAAGCGCAGATTGTGAGCGACCTGAGAGCCATCGGCATTGACATTCGAGACACGCAAGGCGCACAGAGCCGGGTTGATTTTGGCTCGCATGTGTCCGGTTCGATGGATGGCATCATTCATTCCGGGGTGCCAGAAGCGCCGAAAAAGCGCCACATTGCCGAGTTCAAAACGCACAGTAAAAAGAGCTTCGACGAGGTTTCACGCGATGGCGTGGAGAAGGCAAAGCCGATGCACTGGGCACAAATGCAAGCCTACATGCTTGGTGCCGGCATTGACCGGGCGCTTTACGTGGCAGTCTGCAAAGATGATGACAGGCTCTATACCGAGCGCGTGAGGCTGGATGTGGAGGCAGCGCAGCAGATTGTGGCGCGTGGCCAGCGCATCGCACTATCTGACCGCATGCCGGAACCGGTGAGCGCAGATCCTTCATGGTATCAATGCAAGTTTTGCGCAGCGCATGAGATGTGCCACGGTGGCAAGCCTACCAAGCATGTCAACTGCCGCACCTGTGCACATAGTACGCCTCGGGCGGATAGCACATGGCACTGCGCAAAGTGGGATGCGGAGATTCCATTCGAGGCTCAGCTTGAAGGTTGCGAGTCGCATGTTTTGCATCCAGACATGGTGCCTTGGAAGTTAGACACCGAGGCATCAAGCATGGATGAGGCTGTTTGGATTATTGATGGAAAGCCAGTTCGGAACGGTGAGCCTGATGCTTTTGTTTTTGGTAGCCGTGAACTGATCGCCAACCCTTCAGCCTGCGCTGGTGGCGACAAAGAGCTGATGGATATGCGGGCGCAATTTAAGGGAGCGAGGATAGTAGGATGAATAAGCACAAGCGGTCCGACATGGATGAAATTGAAAGTGGCGAGTGGTACGAAGCCATGGAGCTACTTTGCATAGCTTTGGGTTGCATCGCGCTCGGCGCATGTTTCGTTATCTTTTGGTAGGGGAATTCAATGACTAAGCACACACCTGGGCCGTGGCATATCGGCCTAAATCCAACAATCCCTGAAGGCCAGCAAATAGAGGCATTCAGCGATGACGGTAATCGAGTTTTGCAAGTGATTGTGAGGACGTTCACCCCCGATGACTTGCACCTAATTGCCGCCGCACCTGATTTGCTGAATGCTTTGCAAGCCATCGTGAAGTCGCTGGCCGATCAAGACGACGAGGGCATGATTGAACACGCCCAGCAAATGATCGACGCCCGCGCCGCCATCGCCAAGGCTACGGGAGAAAAAGATGACTGACCGCGAATTACTTGACCTCGCCGCTTTCGCGGCGGGTATTAAAACTAGCCTACACAAAGAAACCGATAGTGTATGGATTGATGGGCCGAGAGTGTGGAATCCACTCACTGATGATGGCGATGCGTTGCGGCTGGCGGTGGAGTTGAAGTTTTACATCCAAACGTTTATGGCTTCTGGATTCACTGGCGCTGGCGGTTTTGTAGATATGCAAACTGAATTACCCAGTTCATCACAAGATCGCTGCGCAGCAACCCGCCGCGCAATCGTCAGGGCTGCGGCTGAACTTGGAAAGGGAATGAAATGAAAAAATCATTGCACTTCACGATTGAGTTTTTTCCGCGAAAGTGGCCATGCTTTGCAGTCGGGTTTTTCAGCGGCGGGAACGAGTTTGCCCTGCATTTGTATCTTGTGTGCTTACGCATTCGGTGGGGGTACTGAACATGACCCGCGACGACATCATCAAGCTGGCGCGAGAGGCTGACCTGTGGCTCACCAGCCCCGAGCGCATTGCTGCGGTTGAACGCTTCGCGGCCCTTGTTGCCGATGCCGAGCGCGAGGCGTGCGCTAGGCTGTGTGACGCCCGCTACATGGGAGACAACAACCGCGAAGATATGGAAGCGCGTAGGTGCGCCGATGCCATCCGAGCAAGGTGGAATAAATGAAAACCACCATCCTCGCAGACTACAAAGCAAAAACGTCAACAGGATCGCGCATTCACGTGGCGCACAACGATCTGCCTGTACAAGTGCATCAAATGATCGTCTGGATGCTAGACCATCCTCAGCTGGCGCTTGGGATGGTGCCGCGTTGGAATGAACTGCAACAGGATCAAAAGGTTTTTGCAGGATCGAAAGTGAACAAAAATGCTGCGTGACTACCAACAGCGCACCATTGACCAGCTTTATTCTTGGTTTGAGGCTGGAAATGCTGGCAACCCTTGCCTAGTGCTGCCAACCGGAGCCGGGAAAAGTCACATCGTCGCGGCACTGTGCAAAGAAGCTGTGCAGAATTGGCCAGAGACTCGAATTCTCATGCTCACGCATGTGGCCGAATTGATAGTGCAAAATGCCGAGAAGATGCGCCTACACTGGCCTGGTGCGCCGCTTGGCATTTATTCTGCCAGCATCGGACGCAAGCAGCTGGACGAGCCGATCACGTTTGCAGGCATTCAATCGCTGCGCGGAAAGGCTGACAAAATCGGCCACGTTGACTTGATTGTGATTGATGAATGCCACATGGTCAGCCACAAGGACGAGGGAGGCTACCGTGAGCTGCTGAATGCTCTAAAGGCTATCAATCCGAGCCTGCGCGTGATCGGGCTTACGGCCACACCTTACCGTCTTGGCCACGGCATGATCACCGACAAGCCTGCGCTGTTTGATGGCCTGGTGGAGCCGGTGAGCATTGAGGAGCTGATTCACAAGGGTTTTTTGTCAAAGCTGCGAAGCAAGATCACGAAAGCAAAGCTATCGACAGAAGGCGTTCATAAGCGAGGCGGCGAGTACATCGAGGCAGAGCTGCAAGCAGCCGTGAACAAAGCAGACAAAAACGCCGCAGTGGTTGCCGAAGTTATGGCGTTGGCCGGTGAGCGCAAGGCGTGGCTATTTTTCTGCGCTGGCGTGGCTCACGCTGAGGCGATTGCAAATGAGTTGAATGCGCAAGGCATCAAAGCGGAGTGCGTTACCGGTGCAACGCCGAAAGCGGAGCGTGAATCAATTTTGAGACGGTACAAAGCCGGAGAAATCCGCGCCCTGACCAATGCCAACGTGTTGACCACCGGCTTCGATTACCCTGACATTGACCTGATCGCCATGCTGCGCCCGACCATGAGCGCAAGTCTTTACGTGCAGATGGCAGGGCGTGGCCTGCGCGTGAAAAGCCATACAGACCATTGCCTTGTGCTGGACTTCGCCGGCGTGGTGGAGACTCATGGGCCGATCACCGCCGTGAAGCCACCGAACAAGGTTTCAGGCGAAGGCGATGGCGAGGCGCCGGTAAAAGTGTGTGACTCATGCGGAGAACTATGTGCAATATCCGCAAAAGAATGCGAAGCCTGCGGAGCCGTTTTCCCTGAGCCAAAGAAGAAAGATTTGAAGCTGCGCGATGTGGACATTCTCGGGCTTGACCCAATTGAGATGCCGGTGCGGGCTTGGCATTGGAAAGTACACGTAAGCCGGGCCAGCACAAAGAAGATGCTTGCCGTTACCTACTACGGGCGCGACCTTGCAAGCCCAAGCGTCACCGAATATCTGCCGGTTGCGCATGACGGCTATGCCGGAGACAAAGCGATGCAGACGTTCATGGCCATGTCTCGCAGTGCCGGCCTGAATCCGGCTGACTTGATGAAAGACACCGAGCCGAACGGCTGGCTGAGCGATTCGCTGATTTTGAGATTGAACGGGGCAAAGCCTCCTGTTTACCTCAAATACAAAATGGACGGGAAATTTTGCAGAGTAACTAGTAGGAGTTGGTGGCATGCGCCCAAATGAACCTAGTTTCGTAATCGCCTGGCGCGAGTTTGACAAAAAAGGCCCGCCGAAGTGTTGCCATACCTGCGAGTGGTACAGCAAAAACGGCAAGTGTGAGAAGCATGGAATGGAGCCGCCTGCGGAGTTCGCAGCGACGGAAGATGATTGTGAAGATTGGCTTTGGGAGATTCCGTTTTGAACGCAAAAGAGAAGCTGCAATTCGAGCGCCTGGAGCGTTTGCTGGCTGCAGAGCGCGAACGCGCTGATAAGGCGTGGAGTGGCTACCGTGAAGCTTTGTATGAGCTGGTGGACGTCAAAATGAAGTTAGAAGCAATCGAAAAGGTGATGCGAGGTGATGATGACGCAAGCTGACCGCATTCCAACAGAACACGAAGAACAACGCCAGTTTGTGCAATGGTTCCGCAGAAGCTGGCCCGATGTGCGCATCTTTGCGATTCCGAACGGCGGTGCAAGAAGCGCGGCCACCGCTGGACGACTGAAGGCCGAAGGCGTGGCGTCAGGCGTGCCGGATATGTTTGTGCCGGCCTGGAGCCTATGGATTGAGATGAAGCGCACGAAAGGCGGCAGCGTGAGCGCCGAACAGAAAGATTGGCTCCAATATCTGGAGGGCATCGGTCACACGGCTATCGTGTGCCGGGGCTGTGAGGATGCAAAAAAGCAGATTGAGAACCTGATTTTGAAAGGTACGAAACAATGAAGAAGAAACGCAAACTGCCGCAGTACGAATGCGCTTACACGGTGATGGATGAGCTGCTGGCCAGCCCTACAGCGCCGCTACAAGCTGAGAAGCGCACCTATCAGCTAACGCGCATGTACCAGGGATTGCATGAGATCGAGCAAGGCCAGAACCCAACACCTGAGGATTGGA